AGTATAGAAGCCAGTAACTGCAATGTAAACAGCATTGACAAGCTGTGTGATTTGTTCATTATCAAACTTGATAATGTCAATGCCAAAAGCAGTCAAGAAATAATTGACTACTCCTAACAAGAACAAGACCACACGCACCCATGTACCAGCTGTTACATTTTTTCAAATCATTAATAATTTTTGTCATGACAATTCCTCCAATTTATTATCAATCTTATCTACTTTTTCTGATAAATTTTTAATCTGTTCCGTCATTTGAATAAGCACTTGCATTTGCAAGTCGTGATTATCCAATCTAACTTTGATTTCTGTTAGCTCTTTATCTTGCTGCTTATCTTTCTCTTCAAGAATCGTTAAGCGTTTTTCTGTTGAGGTCATACGACCTTGAAAAAAAGCAAAGATTCCGAGAAACGAAACAACGCAAGACAAGACAACACTAATCGTTTCTGGTTTCCACATATTAAGTCACGCTTTCTAAGCTTATTCAGCAACATCTTCTTTCGTCAGCTCTTCTAACAGCTCGTCATCTTCGACCATTAGAGCGATTTGCGCTTTGACTTTTGGTTTAAGTACTTTTGGGATTTTAGCGTATTGGTAGTTTCCTGAAATAACATTAATTGCGTAAAGTTTAATCATCATATCTTTTCCTCTTTCTATTTCGTCTTTAATTTTCTTCAATAGTTTCATCAGTCAGCACTCCTTTATCATAAAGTTGAGTGACAACATCTAATAGTGTAGCTTGTGCTATTTCAGAGTTCTCCTTGTGCTTTTTGAGGTCTGCTGTGATTTCAGCAAACTTCTCGTTTTCAGCACGTTGTGGGAAATTCTCTTGATAAATGACTTCAAGAGCTAACTCTTCCAGCTCTGTGTTTGACAAGCTGATTTTGTCAGCAGGTAGCATGACGGGATAGTATGCGCCCTCGTCATTTGTCAAGGTTACTTTCGTGCCCGTGACTGTGCCGTCAACCGCAAATTCTTGCGATTTTGAACCAAATTTTAGTTTCATGGTATATCCTTTCTTTTTAACTTGGGAATGGGTCAGACGTAATCCACGAAATAGACCCTTTGAACGCCAGCGGTGCATCAGTTAGTTTGGTTCTATGCGAGATTTTACCGTCTGGACTATAAGTGACATCAACATACGAATTAGTAAACAAGGCTGTGCTTGTGCCACCGCCGCCAGAGCCAATAATTCGCAAATGCTGATTAATAGCTGGTCTGTAGCCAAGCGGAATAGTTTCACTGGCTGTTCCATAAACATTGAGTGTAGCGGTTATCACAGCGTCCATACTGGCGTTAACGATGTTACCGCAACGAGCAACCGACAAATTAGCGCCATACGGACCATTGATAGTAGCTGTGTACACCTTAGTCTGATTCACCGCTGTAAATTGAGCTACTGTGTTCTGGATTGCATATTGTTTCCACGCTTGCCATGTGCCTCTCAGTTGTACACGATAAGCAGACACTGCACCGTTAAAATCAACAGCTTCTTGCAAAATCCAGCCAGTACCGTCATGACGACTAACTCTAATCCATGTCCACGAATGAGTATTAGAACCGCTTGGTCTATTGACTAAACCATCACCGCGATAAAAACCATTCTGTGTAACAGTATTTAAATCTGTTCCAGTAGCTAAGTACATTGAGCAGCCATCGTTGCTCGTTAACTGATGGTGTTGAATGTCCTTGTTCTTATATTTAAACACCCAATCGCTATCAACAGCATTTGCATTTTCTGGGTATTTTCCAAAACTTACAGCTGTTTCAGCCATACCCATCACCATTTTCTCGGGTGAAACGGGTGGTGCTTTAACCGTACCTGAACTCGTTAGAGCATCCTCAAGCACGCCATAGACTTCATACGATTTCCCAATGTCAAACGTTCCACTAAGTGTAGCCTTTGAGTTAGTCAGCGTATTAGTGACCTTATCGTTAACGCCTGCGCCAGTATCAGCTGTGTATGTGGTTGAGCCAAACGGAGCTGTCTTAAAGCTAAGTTTAAAGCTATTCTTTTGCACGTTGCCGATTTTGAGTGGTGCTATCTTAGCTGTTCGACTAACCACAATCTTATCTGATGATTGGTTAGTATCACCGCGCACAGCAGTAAAGGTCAACGTTGGCAAGAAATACTCTAAGACTGTGATGTTCGTTGTAACAGCATTACTAGAACGTCCACGACTATCAGTAACCCACGCTTTGACCTGTGCTGAACCATTCCACTTCATCAGCCCTAGATTGCCATTATTAGCGTTGGTAGACTGATTCTTGTTAACAATTTCAGCGTGATAGCCTGTGATTGTAGAATCTTGCACACCAGTAGCGCTGTTAAACGCTACTTTAATGTCTGACACGATTTCAGCAAACGTATTAGCTGTATTTAGCAAGTTCTTAACTGCTGTATTGCTATCTGTTAGCGTAATACTGCCAAGAGTTGGTTTCATGCTTGTTGGGACATTCAAGGTTAAAATACAATTGGTTTGACCGATTTTAGTAGAGCCACTATAAGTCTCTAGAACAATTTGACCCCAATCGCTTGTCTTATTTGGCATAGCTGTCGCAAGACTTAAAGGAGGTGTCCATGAGCACGACGTACCAACATCAGTCGCAATAGTTCCAGATAGTTCCCCAAACTCATACTTGAGATTGTGGGTATAGCTACTGTCTTTACGACTAATATCGAGTGTCATTGGGCTTCCGAGTGTACCAGTTACGTCGCTGATTGTACTAGCTCGCTTAATCTGTGGAAGTGGTATAGATAAACTAACAGTAGATGAGCCATAACCGCCAGTATTAACATCAACTTTAAAACTGATGTTAACTGTCTCATTTCCGTTTTCGTCATGGTTAACGACGTAATCTTTACCAAAAATAAGTAGAGATGAGTTCGTGCCAATATTGACACTAGCGTTAACGATTTCACTGCCACCATCAACATGGATAGTCATCGGTGCGGTCACACCCCAAACAGAAGCATAGCCATTCGTTCTCAAACGAGCTTGTAGATTGACTGTTGACCTGTTATTGACCGTGTCTTGTCTGTTCCAGTCAGACCAGACTTCCAACGTCATATTATGTCCGTATTGCCCACTAAATTGAGCTGTTGCCATAATTCCTCCTTTCGTTATTTAACAAAGTATGTCCCATTGACATACTCATTTTTTGGATGAACACGAGTAATGTAGTGTCCCAATTGCAAAGATAATGTAAATACACCATTATCAATGTGGAGCATTCTTTGACTAATATAAGCCACCTCTGAGCCACCACTTTGGAACGAAATGCGGTCTGGTGTGACGACGACTTTAGTTGTACTGTCGTTCTTACCAATAATCATTCCGCCGTTTCCTTGCGTAATGTACGTGTCTATGAACTGCAATTTTTGAGAGTATTCCATAATTGGCTCAATGTCTTTGACACGTTCTTCAATAGCTTTCGTTATCTCAATAATCTTTTGACGACCGTCTAGGTCTTCTTTTTTTAGATTATTGATAAACGTTTCAAGCTCTGACACTTGCTCCAAAGTAGCTTTTGCCTTTAGCTCAACTTCCATCTGCAATCGCTTAGCTTCTAACGCATTCAGTTGCTCTTGCGTGAGTGCGCTGTCTGCTTTGCTGTCGATTTGGTCTTGGGTGTCTTCTGGTGCCCATACATGACCAGTAGCGACATTTCCAAACTGCACCATAATCCCAGTAACCCAAGCTGTACCGCTCCTTACACCTTCAAGTACGAAACGCAAGCTAGCTTTGAGTTGATTATATGATTTGTTAGCTGCATAGTCATAAGTGTACGTGACATATTTCCAGTCTGACGTTCCGACAAGCTCTGCGAATACAACGTGGTCTGCGGAACTTGTTGCACCAGTTGAACTATTTTTTCGATATAGCGTATGTTTAAATACTTCAAACTTATTCCAGCCGTTCGCACCTTGAACGACATTCTCGTATTTTATCCATGCGCTAAAGGTAACTTTTTGATACAGTCTAGAGCTGAAATCTGGCTCGATATTAAACTCTATCTTTTGATTGTTCGATATACGATAGCATTTTTTCTGTCCAGTTATATGATTGTCTGGTAGTATTTCTTCTACGAAACCACCAGTAGCTTTTGATTGAATCCAGAGATTTCGTCCACTAACTTCAACACTACCAATCATATCAACCCATTTATATTTAGTTGGGTCTGTACTGTCAGCTTGTGTGTAGTCTGTGTACGTACCTAGATAGCGCTTGTTGTCTGTATTTGACGTGCTAAAACCAGTGCGCCCATCTGCACTGTTGGCGTAGGCGATGTGTAGGTAAGGTGTTCTACCATCAGCACCTTTTGGTCCTTGAATACCTTGCGCACCCGTTGCCCCCTTGTCTCCGTGCCATTTAGACCAACGGTATTTTGTTGGGTCGTTGCTATCTGTTGCGTTGAAATCTACGTACATACCGATATAAGCTTTGGTTTGGTCGGTCTGACTAAAACCACCACCTGTTGCATCATTAGCATAAGCAATATGCGTGTACTGCGTCTTACCGTCTGCACCTTTGGGACCTTGGATACCTTGGTCGCCCTTCGGACCTTGCAAACCTTGAATACCTTGCGGTCCTCGTGGTCCAGTCTCACCTTTATCTCCCTTATCGCCTTTAGCACCGTCAGCACCATCATTGACGTTAGTCAGAGTGATTTCAGTCGTTGCTACTTCGTTGTTGCCGACATAAGCAGAGACGGTCAAAACAGCGGTATCTTTGATAGTGCTAGCTTTAACGAGGTATTGCATGCCGACCGTAACATTGCCGTCAAGAGCCCAGCGCCATGTGACGTCGGAGGTGATTTCTTTCTCACCTTTGAACACTTTAGCTTTAAACGTACTCGTTCCAGTCGCATTTTTAAAAATAGTACCGTTATCGCTTGAAACTTTAATCGTGTATGGTATCGAAGCTTCTACTAATTCGTTAACTCGTTTTTGTAATTCGTCGGCAATCTGACTGTACTTACGTTCAAAATTAATAAACGTTGACTTCGTCACTTTACCTGTCAAGATGTCATCTTCAAGTTCAGACACCCGAGCTTGCACGTAAAGAGCTGGTTCAAAGTGCTTATCATCAATCAATGTTTGCGTGTCGCCAATTCCTGCATCGATAGCTCCTTCAACCTCATAGGTGATTTCTGGCACAGATATTTTCTTGATTTCTCCGTACATATAGCCCCAAAGAGCTTCTTTGGTTTCGTACTGTGTCTCGCCCAAATCTTTAATAATCCAGTTGTCATTTGAACCTTTTCCGACAGACGGGAAACGGTCACGAGATTGTGGCGCATAGACAGTGTTAGCACTTGAATAATAAAGCAACTGCTTATTATCGTCGTAAATCTTCTTGTTAAGTCCATCAATCGTTAAACCATCTTTACCAGTTGCACGAACTGCAGTTCTTAACTCTTTGATATTATCGCTGTAGTTGATGACTTTGAGCTCTTTACCAACTCTGACAGGTTGACTAACTTTGTTTGTGCCCAGATTTCCTTTTCGGTAGATGTTCAGCACTTGACGTTTCAACGAGTAATCGTCATTAAGTTCCACGCTGAAATCAAGTTCTGCATCGAAGCTATTCGCGACAGAAAAAAGACGTGCCAGAATCGTGTCTGTCCCCGTCCATTCCAATTTGATTCGTTTGTCAGATACTTCATTAACACCAATGGTTAAAGCGTGTTCTGGGTCATAATAAGCCACATATTCAGCGATTGACATAGCATTAGCTGGTTTGTGTTCGCCACGAGTTTCATTGTTCAATTCAAGACCAAGCGAATAAGCTATCAATTCAACTTCGAAACCTTTCTTCTCGAAGGTCATGACATTAAGCCAGTAATCACGATTTTTATAACGAAAAGCAAGCTTACAGCCAGAACGAATACTGTCAATGTCTTTTGAATTGTATTTAAGCGTTAAAATACTTGCCAAGCCTGCTAAGAAGCGGTGCAAATTGGCACTCTTATATTTGATTCCTGCTTGATTATCGAAAAATGCCACATTGTGGCTATCTGTTGAATCCCGAATGGCAATACGTACATTATTTTTTGTCAAATGTAAGCCTCCTCTATTGTTGCTGTGGCGCTTTCCACTTCGGCAAAGCTAGACACTAATAACTGCACTTTGGTTTTTCCGGGCGGAACTTTAAAATAAGTAGTTCCAAGGATTTCATCATCTAAACGAATTTGATTGTTAACTTTGATTTGTCCGTTCTCGCCGTCAATAGCAATTGTTGAACCGCTTGGATAACGATTAGGCACGTCTTTCCAATATTCGACGTGTAATTCTTGAAAAGTAAAATCGTTTAAATAGTGGTGTGTGACTTTTCTGTCTGTCGTATTTCGTCCTGCATACTGTCCGACGAAAAACTGAATTTTCTTCGCTTTGACATTTGCCAAACGAGAATCGTAAAACGGATAATAGCCACCATACCAGAAGAACTGCACACGGTCTTTCTCTTTTACTAAGTCGAACATGTTCGAGTTCTTGTCTCTCCCTTGGGTACCGTACGGGTTGGGCGGTAGCCAATATGACGGCGTGAATGAAATCGTCTTAACCGTACGACTGCTACCCGAACCGTCACCCATTAAGAAACGGGCATTTGCAGTATTACCAACTGTGTCGTCTTTCTCAATTGCCATGCCAGCGATTAGATGATTACTTTCATCTAGCACCGTTAAGCACCAAGCGCCAGTTTGCCCCATCAATCCAGTTTCAAACCAAGCTCTAGCCCAGATATACCATTGAGAGATAGGATTACTTAGCGTGTATTCCTTAACCGCTCCATACTGATAAGCGCCAGAAGTTCCGCTTGTTGTAAATGAGTTTGGCAACAAACCAAGACGACCGCCGTACGAAGTATCAGCGGTCATTTGAGTTGTAATGATTTTGTTTGTATTTTCATAATTCTTAGTGCCGTCAGTCCAATTAGCAAAATCGCCTTTTTGATTACTAACAACCGTCACGTTCTTTCTGTCCATATAACCATCTGATTCATCGTACTTACCAAATTGCATAGCGCCATACTCACTAACAATGCCAACGAAACCAGACTCTTTTTTGAGCTTGATTTCGTAGCTAACAGCGACCTCTTCGCTTCCTTCGTTGATGATTTCAGCTTCAAGCGTACCTTGTTCATTTTTAGAGAATTCGAATGTACGAGTTGTTTTAGAGTGCGCTAAGCCGTCTGCGATAATAAAATTAATCGTGCCTTTGCCGTTTCGGCGAGTTAACTTATCATAATCAATATTTCCGCTCGGAATAGCTTGAAACGTTATGTTTGGCAGACTGCTGAAACGCAACTCTTTAGGTTCGGTAACATTAAGAATAGCCATTAACTGGTTGTATTCTTGAAATGTTCCAGACGTATTGTAAAACGGAACTGGAATTGTTTTAGCGTTGAAACGTGTGTAATTGAATTCAGAACCACTTAGAATTTCATTTTCTAAAAGTTGCGGGTCGAAATCAGCTCCTTGCCATAAATGAAAATCAGATGTGACGGTAATAAATTGTGTCAATTCTTTTCCGTCAAAATATACTCTTTCGATAATTACCACCCCATTCCATATACTGCGTTCTTAATGGATTCCTGACGTTCTTGTTCGCTAGTTACTGACTTAGCAACCGAGCGTCCAACACGTTCAGTATCCATATAATTTTCAATAATTATTTGTCTCGCCGCCAGCTTATCTAAGCTGTCCGTGTTTTCCGCTACGAGTTCGATAAGCTTATTAAGAGCTTGATTAATGTTGCTATTATCTCCGTGGTCGGTTAAAACGACCGTATCGCTTTGCGATTGCAAATTACCGATTCGACGTGCAACATCTGCAACACGAGTATTTTCAAAACCGATACCATTTGCATAACGTGGGAACAATTGTTTAGTCTTTCCAGCAGGCAAGACTTTCGAGCCTCGAGGAAGTGGCAACATGACATTACGACCTTGTGGAATAAAACTTGTTCCGTCTGGCAAGGTTACCAATTCGCGATAAGTCGGTCCTTTTTGGTCGTTAACCAGCGCTAAGCCTCCCGGGTGAAAGTTAGTACCTTTTTCGTTCTTGAAAATTTTATTAATTAAACTACCAGCTGCTTCTGCCACCACTTTAATGGTGTGGAAGGCAGGAAAACCTCCAACAATACTCCTAACCGTAGTAGTGGCGTTGTCGACAGCTCTGATAGCGATTGGGGCGCGCTGCATAACTTTATCAATCGCAGCTTGTGCCTTACTTGTACCGTCTCCAGTATCGTTTTGAGCCTTAAGGCTAGCGGGGCTTTTCTGTTGCGTATTGTCGATTTTCGATTGTGCGGACGCTGTTTGAGAACCTGTCATATCAAGAGCGAACACCCCAATTGGAGAACCTTGACTGATTGAATCTACAGTTGCTTTAGCGTCGGCAGCGCCTTGAGCTGTGTTATTTTCAGCTTTTACATCTGTTTTTTTCTCATCAGGAACAGTCAGAAGCATATCGATTGCTGCGCTAACACCTTCAGACGTTTGATTGGAAGCAATTAATTCCTTTTGGTCTGGCGTAGCATTATTCCATTTATCAAGCATTTCTTGCGCCGTTTTAGCGCTTGACGTAAACTTTTCATTCTCTCCTAATAGCTCCTTGACATTCGCTGGCATACCATTCCAAATATCTAATTGCTCTTTTGATTCGTAAATCGCAAGTAATCCCTTGTCATTTTGAAACAATAATTCTTTCTGTTCAGGAGTGGTATTATCCCATTCACCTAATTTTTGTAAAGCATCCGCCACTTCTACACGAGCATTGGAATTAACATTGGCGTTTTTCAAGATGAATTCCATGTTATTCCAACCGTTTTCAGCAGTAAGAGCGTTTGCCACTTCTTGCGTAGCATTCGTTTTTAGTTCGCCCGTTAACGGATCAAGCGTTAAAGCGTTCCATTGGTCGGTAGCACTTTTAGCATCTGCTGACATGTCAGACGTATATGTACCAATCATCGCTGTATTTTGACCTATTTGGTTAGCAGATTCCAAAGCTTGTTTCGACAAATCTTCAAAACTCATGTCATAGTCTTCTAAAACTTGACGAATTTTTTCAGCATACACACCAAATTGTCCGCTTTGTGCATCCTGCTCTTGTGCAACTTTCGTCAATGCTTGACCGAACTCTGTCATAGTCGCATTGTGTTGCGTTTTTAATGCAGCCATTTTCGAGTTATACTGCTCTTGGTCGATAAGCCCTAAATCGAGTGATTCTTTAATTTCATCACGCTGTGTCTTATAAGATTGCTGTTCCTCTTTCATAGCTTCTTGCAAAGCCGAAGATTGGTCTTTAAGTTGTGCCATTGTCATATTTTTAACGTCGCCATTAAAGACTTCAAGGATTGCTTTTTCTTTATCTTTACCAAGACCTAATTCCTGAACACGAGCTTTACAAAGCTCTCTCATATTGTTTTCAACAATCGTCTTTTCAGTAGTCGTAAGCCGGCTGACATCACCGTTATGCTTCTCGTAAATAGCTGTGATTTGGTCTGTCATAGTTTGCGAATTTGACACAATCAAATCTTGCTTAGCTTTAGCAGCTGCTACTTGCTCATCTGTAAGACCGTATTTTTGAGCAAGCACATCTATTCGAGCTTTAGAATCTTCCGCGCCTTGTGTAATAGCGCTCATCATATCCGCGACAGCTTGTTTTACGTTATCTGCTGATTGTGTTGCACCAGTTTCAAAATTCGTCATAGCTGTTTGAGCAGTAGTTACAGCGCTGCTGAACTCATCGAGTTTACCTTTTGTGTCGTTCGATAATGTGGTTCCGTATTTTTCTGCGCTTTCTCTTGCGCGCTCTTTAGCTTCTGCTAAAACTACTAGCCCCCCAGTTAACAATGCAGCACCACCAACCACTACTCCTAAAGGATTAGAGAGCAAACTAATAGAAGTACCTAATCCACTAGTAGCCCCAGTTGCTCCAACAGCTGCTGTTTCCATTCCAGCAAAATTAGTTATTAATGGCGCCACTTTTCCGACTAATTTCCCGATTCCAGAACTTACCGTGCCAAGAGCTTTGAAAGTTGTACCTAAAGTACCAGCGACTTTACCAAACACTACCAAAGCTGGACCTGCTGCAGCCGCTACTAAGCCCCATTTTATAATTTGGTCTTGTTGTTCCTCACTCAAATTGGTAAACCACTCTGTTAACTCTCCTACTTTATCAGCCAGTTGTTCAATGTATGGTGCAAAGCGTTCACTAACAGTAATTGCAGCAGTCTCTAATTTACCTTTCAAATTTTCAATTGAACCAGAAAGACCGCTGTTCATCGTATCAGCCATTTCTTTAGCAGCACCGTTTGAATTTTGCAATCCAGAAACAACTCCGTCAAATTCAGGTCCAGCACTATCCAAAAGAGCCAACATACCACTTAAAGATTCTTTTCCGAACAATGTATTCAACGCGTTATTTCGCTGTTCTTCTGATAAACCACTCAAACGTTCTTGAAGGTGTGGCAATAATTCGCTGATTGGTTTCATCTGCCCTTCGGAATTGTAAGCAGATATTCCAAGCGATTGCATTAATTTAGAAGCAACATCTGTAGGTGCCGCTAAACGTTGCATGGCTGTACGCAAAGTAGTACCAGCCTGCGAGCCTTTAATACCAGCATTAGACATAATTCCAATCGCTGCAGCTGTTTCTTCAAAAGAAGAATTCAATGAACTCATGACAGGTCCAGCATATTTCATTGCTTCTGCCATATCAACCGTTTCAGCATTTGTGTCAGCGGCTGCTTTTGCGTAGACGTCAGCTACGTGTGTTGCGTTTTCTCCGGCTATACCAAATTGATTCATAGCGCTTGCGACAGCTTCCGCAGCCAACCCCATATCACGACCAGATACCGCAGCCAAGTCCATAACCCCAGCTGATGCTGAATAGATGTCATTGACATTCATTCCTGCAGATGCCATGTTCTCCATGGCTTGTGCAACTTCCGAGGCTGAAAAGACAGAACTCGCTCCCAACTCAACCGCTCGTTGTTTTAATTGGTCGAATTGTCCACCTGTAGCGCCAGAAATAGCTTTAACACGATTCATTTGTTGCTCAAAATTACCAAATGTCGTCATTGCAGCTACGCCTATGCCAACAAGAGGCGTTGTAACAGCTCCAGTCAAAGTTGAACCAAGATTCACAGCGCCAGCCCCCAAAGCCGTTAATTTATTACCAAAATTAGTCATAGCAGAACCCATACGACTAAAGATGTTGATTTCAGTTGCTAAACTTTGCAAACGACCTTGTAATTCGCTGATTTTAGCAGCTGTATCCATCATAGCTGTACGAGCTCCGAGAAGTTGATTCTTTTGTTTCTCAGTAGCACTTGCAACATCTCCAATATTTGATTTTAAGGTGTTATAATTTTCGGTTTGCTTAACAAGTAATGCTTGATAACCTTTCAAAGCCTGTCCTGTTTCGTTATAAACCGAACGTAAAGCTTTAACTTTATTACCTTGACCGGAAATGCTTTTCTCAACAGCTTTCAAAGAGCTATCGACACCACGTAAATAAGTCTTTAATTGTTTTGTGTTTGTTTGAAAAGGCGCTATATCAAGCGTAGCAGTCGCTACTAATTCTCCTAGATTCACTAAACTTTCTTCTCCTTTCTACCCAAATAAGAAAGGAAAGGCTTTGTCAAGAGTAGTTTCAGTTTCTTCTGCTTTCTTTTCGGGCGATTCTTGTTCTAATGCTTCCACCATTAACTCAAAGTCTGATAGCTGCATTTGTTTTATTTCTAAGATGGTATACCCATTTTGCAAAAGATTTTTAATCCAAGTTAACAAGTTGTCTCTTGCTTCTTCTGGGGTTATTTTTCCTTTTTTGAGTCGTCACCATCTTCAACTTCTTCGTCGGTCTTGCCACCGTTTAGAGAATCTCCAAATAGTTGATGGAGAGTTTTCATCGTTTTAACATCAGCTAGCTTCAATTCTTCTAGCGTAAATTGTTTTCCGTACATTTCTACGAACATGCGAAGATAGGATTCATTTAGTTTTCTGACCTTATTTGGGTCGCTAGACGCTTTTTTGTCATCAATAAAAGCAATTTGGCGGGCGTTGTGTTCAAGGGCTAACAAATTATCTTGAACGTTGATATATTCTTTTGAGAACTCTTTTTCTAGTCCGCCTTTATTTATTTTAATTTCGTACATAATTGCTCCTTACATAAAAATAAAAGGTCGCAAAATGCGACCAGTTGCTTATTCCGCAGTTGGAAATACCATTTTTTTGAATGCTTCTAAACTGAAACCAGAAGCATCTTCACGCCCAATGTAGAAAATGTCACCATCTTCATCACCGCGAGCTACAAAGCTACCTTCGATTGAATCTGCTTTAGGGTCTGGTGCACCTTCAACAGTTGAAGCTTCAAGACCTGGTACATTGAATTTGCCCTTTAAAAGACCAACCCAAATATATTTCCCGTCGTCCATTTTAGTGCGGAATAGACATGCAATGTTGTTAGGAGTGAGGTCTTTGTTGTATTTTTCAACACCGTTTTCAACTGTGATTCCCAAGAAATCCTTGCGAGCATCAGAAGTCAAATCATAGTTTTCGATTGTTAGTTTAGTTTCTGTAATACCACCAGATAAAACAGCGTATGGACCATCGTCTGCCATTAGTGTTTTCAGTTCGTTAGTTACTTCGAGCTTTGCACTTGTCATTCCGGGCAATTTTTTGCTAGCTGTTGTTTTATCGCTAGCATCTAAAACTGCATATTCAAAAGCGCTAAGTCCAAATTTTACTTTACCCATTTTTATTTCCTCATTTCTTTTTAATCACCCCAAATAAAAAAACGATACTTTCTTACATTCATTAGTAAGTCAATATCGTTATCTTTATATCGAGGAGTTTCGTTAGCTGTGTACCATTCAAAACCGGCTTCGGTTAGAATTTCATCAATGCGTTTTACAATTGCTTCCGATTGAGCAGCTGTTTGACACCAGAAATTAATGACAATCCGCTGCTCTGTGCTAATATAGCTATCATCGGCATAATTGCTAGGCGCATCATAAGTTGTGTTAATACGCAAAAAAGGCGCTAAATCTTTTTTCTTTAAATCGGTTGGTTTCTCGGGAATATCATAAGTGAAAATTCCTTGTTTAAAACCATGTCCGAATTTACCTCCGCGATAGCTGTCAAACAGCTCATTCAATTTATCATCGTTACTTAATAGCTTGTACGCCGTCGTTTCGGCAATCATAAGCCTAGACCTCCTTTGATTTTCTTTGCGTATATGTATTTTGCACGAGGTGTCATTTGATTGATTGTTTTTTCTTCAAAGTCCTGTCCTCGTTGGTAAATCGTACCCGAATCGGGATACTTCGCACGCCACCCAGTTTCATTTCCATAACCGATTTCTTTTGAAACAATACCCTCACTAGCACCTTTAAAACCACTAATCGCTGTATCATCTCGCAAATGGTCGATGAATTTCTCGTCAACTGGAGTGTTTGCTTGCAATTGTTTTTCAAATTCTTCAGCAACTTCTGTCACCGCTTCTCTTGCTGCGTTTGGTGCTTTGACTTGTAACTTCGTAAGATTAGATAAGATTGCATCAAGACCTTTCGTCATATAATACGCACCCCGCTTATCATAATCATTTCTTTATTGGCGTAATCAACTTCCATTTTTTCAATCTTATATTCAAGTCCGTTGAAATCAATGAACATCGAATTATCAAATGGTGGTTTAGGCATATAGCGAATTAAAAAGACTTTCGTGTCACTCGTTTCAGTCAACGTCGAATTATCTGCTTGTTTACCTGTCGTATTCTCACGAAAATCTTTGACAGTCGTCTTAGACACTTCTGCCCAACAACTCATAATGTCTATTCTGACGTTGTCTAAAACTTCGCCATCTTCATTCTGTCCACCTTCTTTTTTGAAAATGGTAATACGCACATTCATTTTACGTGTTAACATTGTCATCACCTCGCAAACGCAACTGATGAATGATGTTTATCACACCATTCGCCAGCGGATAACGATTGCTATCAGCAGTAACACCTCTATGTTCATAATCTTCTTTGACTTGTTTCTTAACAGCAAGGTCAAACTTCTTATAATCTGCAAAATCTTCTGGTTTTGAACCAGCTTCAATTGCAAAGCAAATCTGTTCTTGCGCCGATTCAATCATTTCTTCAACAATCGAATCTTCAAAGTCAAAGTCAATCTTGCAATAGAGCTTCACTGCTTCCAATAATTCCTTTGAGACTGCCATTTAGCCACCTCCTAAGAATTAATCAAGTTTAATAGTTCAGTTTTAGTCATACTACTTGTATAGCTAATGCCTTTACTATCTAAGTAAGCTTTAATTTCTGCTACTGTGTTGGCTTCAGTCGGAACGCTTACAGTTTCCGCATCAGCCTTCGCTGGGTGTGAATGTTACGAAGTAACCAGCTTTCGCATCGACTTTTTTTACACCAAAGCGAAGAACAGCTTGCAAGTATTGACCGTAAATTTCGTTATCTGCCCAACGAAGCCCAAGGTCTTTACGGTCTGCGAACAAGACACCGCGTTTGAAGTCGCCAATGAATGCTTTTGCTTCTCCAGACGCACCAAGAATTTCATCAGAGAGAACGAATACTGGTTTACCAAGCAAGACTTTGCCAGTTACTGCAGTGATTGAATCTTGCAAAAGGTAACGACCGTTGCCGTCTTTTAATGTGTCAAGAATTTGGTAGAAGCTTTGTGAAACCACAAATGCTACATCATAAGCTGGATCAAGGTCAACGTTAAGAATTTTCTTGATGTCGTCAACGTTCGCCACTGTTTTAGCTGTAAATGATTTAAGTACATCAGCAATAGCTGCATTAGTTGTGTTAACTTTAATTTGACCGACTGTTTCAGCAACAATGCTAATCAAATCAACATCTGCATCGTCAACAGATTCTTGTGAAACCGGAATAGCTCCACGATATGTTTCGACAGACCAGTCCACTTGTTCGAATTCTGGTTTAGCAAGAGATGGGTTTTTCTCCAATTCAGCAACGCTAACCATTTTTGATGTCGCTTTTTTCAAAATTGGATATTTACCAGAAGCTTTTTTAGCTGGATAAATTGTTGTGAATGGTTTCAAATCAACAGTAGTCTTGATTTCACGGATTGGAGTTGTAACAAGCTCTTCACTAGTGATTTTAGTAGTATCTGTCTTTTTAACACCGTCAGTTGTTGGTGCAATTGGTGTAACCTCGTTCATTGAAATAAGCACTTCATCTTTACCGTCGAAGCGAAGTCCTTCGTTAACAACAGTACCTTTTGAGTGCAAGAATGCGTTAACTTTATCACGATAAGTCATGTCATCTGTTTCAATTTCACGACCTGTTTTGTTTTCAGCGCCACCAGAAACTTTAGTAGCCTCGAATAATTCAAGGTCGGCTTTAGCTGTTTTTAATTCTTCTTTAGCTGTGTCAATTTCATTTTTGATTGTACGAGCTTTTTCAAGGTCATCAGCTTCAAGAGCGTTTTTAACCTGCGCTGTTTTATCAGCGATAGTAGCTGAAAGCGAGTTGATAGATGCTTTTAATTCTTTGATTTTTTCATCAAACATATAGTTTTTTCTCCTTTTTTTGTGCAAAATAAAAAGGACTTAAAGTCCTTGTAAGATTTCTTCTTTTTCGATTTCACGCTTCATAGCTTCAATTTCTTGTTTTCGCTTGTTGCCATGATTCGTGAAATAGTCGTCAATAACTGCTTGCGGCAATAATCCATTGCCAATGCTTGCAACTGCCTGTTGTTCATCAAACGTCATTACTTCGTCAGCAAAACCTTTTTCAACAGCTTCATCAGCGCTCATATGCGTTTCGTTTTTCATGAGCTCAAGCAATTCATTTTCACTCAAACCAGTTTTAGCTTTGTAAGCATTAATAATGCCTTTATCGCTAGCTTTCAAAGCGTTTGCTGCTGATTCAAGGTCGTCACTATTACCAGAGATGTCGTTAAACAGAGCCTTGTGAATCATAATTTGAGCTGTCGGGCTGATGACAACCTTGTCAGCACCCATAATTGCAACACTACAAGCACTTGCAGCCATTCCAGTTACTTCAACTGTGACGTGCCCAGAATAATTTTTCAACGCTGTATAGATGTCGCTGCCTACCGTCACCAAACCACCGTTTGAATTAACTTCGATTACAACGTCTGAACCGTCTTCTGGAAGTGCTTCAGCAATTGATTTAGCGCTTGTCGCTTCCATTCCAAAATAATCATAAGCTTCTTGACTATTATTCGGAATTAACGGCCCCCTCATCTGAATTCGTTTCGACATTAGTCTCACCCCCTTTCAATGACTGATATTCTTCTTTCTTATCCAAGAACACGTAATTAAGGCTTGTTTGATACCTATCCATATCTGGATTATCAGACGGCTGTTTCCCAAGTTCGATAAGTCCTTGATTTGGTGTCAATAGCGTATTATTGACAAGTTTAACAATCTCATCAACGTTTCGACCTGTTATACTACGTGTATCAAACTCAAGGCGACATTCCCGCCTATCTCTTGAACTAAAGATTTTAAGCCCTAATTCGCTCGTTATCGCATCAAAATAAAACGGTAAGTCATTTGTAACGTAATCTTCCGTAAGCTGTGCCACAGACTGATTAGGACTATTTACACCCAATTTATAGCTAGGTATTCGCAAAGCTTTAGCGATTTGAGCTGTTGAAAAATTGTTACTTGAAATCAATTGCAGAACATTCGTGTCGATTTCTAGCGGTTCGTAGGTCATTGTCTTATCAAATACTAGAGGACTTCCACCCTTTGCCCCTTCCCGCATTTTTTCAAATTCTTCACGAGCCTTCTTGCGAGCTTCACCGCTCAACATAGCGCCTTCCATTTTTAAAATGCCACTTGAAAATCCATCTTTAAAGAATTTTAAAAGCGTACTTGTTCCGCTGTTTTGCAAACTGATTTCATCACCTAGAGACAGCAACGGAGAACGCCCTAAAATAGTGTCGTGGCTAAAGAATTTCCAATGAATAACATCCTCTGCACCACATGTAATTTCCTTGCCCGTCAAACTGTCAATAAATGTATAAATAAGCTCATGACTATCTAATTCTTCTACGCGAGTTTCTGACGGTTTATAAAATTGAAATTGTAGTGCTTTGCCAGTTCTTGGGTCTCTCAAAATACGAGAATAAGCATTACCTGTCAAAATAGTATTGACTGCCATTGCAAATTTCCACGTTCGAGCCGAAGCATTGCCAGTTGATTTTACATTTAACAGATAATTGATGTCCTCATCTTGAATGATGTCACCATGAACATTCTTCTTGATTAGTGGAAACCTTGCAATATCACCAGCGATAATCGAAGTTGCTGTCAGTACGTCGCTGTTTCTAAGAGCTGAAATACCAACGTATTTAGCGCTGTCGTTACCAGACACTACCGAAGCGACATAATCGTCATAAGAGAGTTTGGAATCTCCTAACGATTGAAAGAAACTCATTGTCTCACCTCCTTTCTAACGCATGGTTTTATCAATATATAAGCCTAAAAATGTACACATCAAACCTAGACACATAAAGCCAGCTGTTAAATCCAATCTAAAAAATGAATAATCAATCAAGCCAAAGCCCGCTAACAATAGTAATGTATGAATGTTATTTTTAAAAAATTTCAAAACAGACCTCCACTTTCAAAGATTTTCTCGTCAGTCCAATATCCTGCGCCGTCGAATGATTCAAGGTAGCAAGCTGCGTATGCATCTAGCAAAGCGTCGAGCGGGTCAATCTTATTGCTGTTCTTATTCTTATCGATACGCATACCATTGTTGTCAACTCGTGTATAAGCATTATTAACAGCCATCGTGAGCAACTTATTGCCCGAATGCTTGATTCTCCCAATCTTAACATCATCCCTAAACTGTTTCGTCGGCATATTCAAAACCATTGTTGTTTGTGGAATTTGAACCTGCACCCATTCTGGATGTCGCTTCTCAATCATAGTCAGCAACGCTCCGTATTGGTAAGGGTCGAAGTAAATTCCTTGAACTTCCCAATCGTTTTCGATAACCATTTCTTCGAGTTTCTCCATAACTCGCTCATTATCAATGACGCCAGATTCAAGAGTAGTGATTTCACATTCACCCATACGCTCTAAGTTCGTGTAAGAAACACCGTCTCGCTTTTCTTTCGCTATTAATCCATATTTAGTAGCGATAAACGAAAAGCTATCAGCGTACCAATAATCGTCCATCATTGCCATTGTACTAATCGAGAACAAATCACTTGAATGACCGACGTCAACGCCTATCCAAACACGTCTGCCAGTCGTGTCAGGCTTATCAATCAAAGCATCTTCCCATGTCTGTTTATCCATGTAAGAGGCTTCGCTTGATTGACGCCACATATTGAAATTCTTCACTAAAACCTTGTTGATTTCGCCAGTTTCAAGCGAAGTTTTGCGCCTTTTTCGCAAATAATCCATGATTTTTTCGTGTAATGCTGGCACTTCCAAAATAGGATTTGACTTAATCCAATTGCTTTCGTCAGCGATTTCTTTCTCGTCATCTTGTTCGGAAATGAACGCAAAATACGAATCATCAACTGTTTTCTTATCTAAAATCTTAGCAGCGTACTTATATTCAATTGCGTACATTGGCACATTCAAATCTAAACCAGCAGTTGAAATGATAAGAATTAACGGATTATCAAGCTGACCTTGCCCAGATTCCAAAAGCTCAATCATTTCATTGGTTTTGCTTGCAGCGTACTCATCTAGCACGCCAACGTATGGCTCGAAACCGTCAACTGCGCCAGTATCACGGCTTAATGCTCTGATATACGATTCATCACGCTTATTTGTTAACTCATCTCGCACAATCTTGGTCGCTTTGAAGATGTCCTTATCCTTAGCTCTAAGAGCTTCTAACTGCTTCTTAGCCATTGTCCAAGCAATTCTAGCCTGTGTACGGTCGTTAGCCGTACAGAACAACTGACGACTTAATGCAGGGTTCTTGCCAAATAAAAACTCGTATAGTAAAATACCAGCGATTAAAATGGTCTTTCCGTTCTTACGAGCAACTGAGACCATAGCCTTGCGGAAGCGTCTGACTGAATGGTCTTTTTTCTTTCGCCAGCCATATAAGCTAGAGATAATGAATTTTTGAAACCTTGCCAGCGGATAAGTTTTACCAGTTTTAACATCTGGCAAAATCTCCAAAAAATCGATAGTGTTTTGGGCTTTTTCTGGGAAATAATCAAATCCAAAATCAGAATCACTAATATTTTTCAAATCATCTAAGTGTCTTTGGCAAGCTTTGATAACTTTCTGACAAGCTTTGATATTGCCGTCGACCACATCAAGAGCATAATAAAAAGCAGTATCTCTATACCGCTCTGGAATTTCTAAATAATCGTAAGCTATTTTGATTACCTCCTTCTTTTTTAAGCACGAAACGATTGTCCAATAGTTTTCTTGGATGCTTTACCATCTTCTATATCAAAAAATTCAATCAAGAAGCCATTCTCCCATGGGTCATTTATTGTATTTTTGGAATCAAAATAAAATTTTAATTTAGAAATGTAGGATACTTCTTCACCGTCTATTTTCACGATTGGACAGCTGTCGCCTTCCGTTAACTTAATAGAGAATTCTTTTACTTGCTTCATTTCCCGTTCACCTTTCACTAATTCCCAAATCTATCAAACATTGTGTCTTCCTTTTCTTCTGTTTTAGGAACATACATCTTCATGCGACTGTCAACAGTTAAACCTAATTGAGCCGCGCATGATTTGATGTTGTTTGTTGCTTTTTCAAGCGTAACAACTAATGGATTCTGAATCCACATGTCTTTATCTTCACTAAAAACAGAAACACCTATTTCATTTACTTTTTGACTTGCTTCAACATATATGCCGTACCACGTACAGTAGTTTTCTAAAACTGCCCTGTCTAAATCACGAACTGGTAAACTTTTTAAATCTTCAACGATACGAACGTATTCAGCTTTCGCTGTTTCTCCTAAGTGTTCAGGAGGTGTTAGTTGTAACTCAATCAAACCGTCACCAGCTGATTTTTGGATTTCGACACGTACAGCTTTTTCAGCTTTAGTCAAATGTTTTTTGTTATTTTCAACTACCTTTAACTTTCTTCCCAACTTGACACCTCCTTTACATTGAAATTTCCAGACTGCAAAAATTTTAAAAAGGGAAAATTGCGCACGGAAGAGGCCGGCGTTGTTTAATTCCGAACGATACATACCCCGATAAAAAATCAATGGGGTATTTCCGAATAATAATCAAGACCTATCCTTGATTATACGGTTATAATTATCTTTCTTTTTTAATATAATTCTCACGATTAGCTTTAGCATCGTTGCATGCTTTACAGCTTGCTTGAAGGTTTGTCAAGTCTAATCGTCTTTTCCAATCTTTTTTAATTGGAATTATATGGTCGACCATCGTCGCTTCTCCTCCACACATTTGACAGACATAATCATCACGAAGTAATACTAACTTACTTGTGCTTCTCCAGACTGAACTATTGTAGAACCTTGTTAACTTCTTATCATAGTTCCATCTAGTCTTGTTATAGTTCTTATACTCTTCGCTTCGACTATCAAAGTCTACTTGCTTTCGCTTTCCACCAACAACAGTAAGCTTCTGTGGTTTCATGTTCCTTTTCCTTTTTAACACAACAAAAGGAGCTACCTTTTAGCTCCCCTCGTCATTATTTCATACTACTATATTAGCATGACAGATTGTATTTTTGAGTATGAATTTGTACTAATTCCGTATGATTTTGTCACGATTTAATATAATGTTTAGATTTTTAACCGCTTTGGTTTTAATTGTGTAATATTTGTTTCTATTTAACTCTAACATATCAATCGCTTCATCGAACGTTTCGCAATTTAGATAAGTCGTTAGCAAGATATGTCGTTGAGCCGTATCTGGTATCCTCATAATTATACCGATAATTTCCTCGCGCCTTTTGATAAGGCGGTCAATCTCTGTCATTCCATAATCGGACGCGTCTATTATTGACACGTTCTTATCTGTCTGTGACTGTCGAATACCACCGCTCACTTTCATATCGGACCATTGCGGAGACGTGAGTAGCGAGCTTCTAGTAGCTTCAACATCCAATTTCAATTGTTTTATCATTTTAGGAATCAGTCTTAGTTCTTCCAATAAATACTCTGCTTCTGTTTTACTTTTAGCCACCACTCACAACCTCCAATATGTTATAATATAGATAGTGAATATAACATTGGAGACTCTTGCGTGCGCAGGGGCTTTTTTGTGTTTCCACAAAATGGGCAGGCGCACGACCCGCATTGAATTCCCACAAGGAAAGTAGCGCCTTGCATAATCGCGAATGACTGATAATTCGCTTTAGAATGTGCATAGAAATAATTTTAAGAAATACCTCGTTTCTAAATATTTCAGTCTGTTTGCTAGCTAGCCACCCAGTAAACTAACTAAGCTATATACTAATTTGCGTGAGAAGAAGTGTGTTAACACCTCTATTCCATTTTTTTATTCTGGGTTATATCTGTGTGTGGAATCGAACCACACTAAAGACCGTCACAGATACCGAATGAATTCCCAAGCGATTTTCGATACGTCAAGCGGTGTGCCAGTTTTCGCTTCAACAAACGTCACTGTAAATTTAGCTCTATTACGATTTCCTGCTCTGCTCATTCGATTTCCTCGATTTCAATTTCAATTCGTGGATTTGGACTATACAGTTTTCTGGCTCTTAAATCACACACAATGTTGTCATCAGACCAAACAATGCCTTTCTTATCAACTTTGTTATAGCCTGCGTTTGAAATACTATCAAAAACAGCTTTGACAAGATTATCAATGTCAGGTTTCTTGAAATGCCACATCAGCTCGCTAACGTACTTCTTAAATCTTTCCCAAGTGCTTGCTTTAGCCCGTGGTGTAGGCTGCTTAGCAATGGTTTGCGGTGCTTTCATATAAAAGATGACATCTACTTTGATTGGTCCATCATAGAACGGTCCATTATAGACCTGCTCAATCAGCGCTGAACATTGCTTGCGCCAAGCTCTCATTTTTGGGTCTTCGTACATCCCGAATTTCCCTTTTTTAGGTCTCATTTGCGGTTTTGGCTCAATAGGAATTACAAATCTCATTCCAAAACTCCTTTGAACTCAAACATATTAAAGAAGTTTCGTTTATTTTCTTCGATAAATTCAAATAATGCTTGAATTTCAGCAAGTTCTTTTTTCAAATCTTTAGCTTGACTTGATGTTTTAAGCTCTAAATTAAATTTTGGAATAGCTCGTAAGTTTAATTTATAAATCGGCTCAAATAAATCACCGTTTTCATCTAATGTTGCTTGATTTTCCTTAGCTTCAAAAGAAGCTGTGATTTCCCAATTGGGATTGCCGAGAATTGAAATCACTCGTACAACTTCATTAATTTCAACTAGATAGTCTGTTTTTGGCACTAAAATTTTGCTCATTTTTATATCCTCAAAAATCAAAAGCGGACACATTTTTTAAATTGTGAGTGAGTAAGGCTTGTGCCCGCTGAAATTCTTTGTACGTCTCGTTAACTTAACGCGTACTTTCTAGCTCGCTTTTATCGTGGTTCGCGACACGTATTTTAGTTTTCAATCATATCGTTTAAACTTACGACTTGAGAGAGTTTCTTTTGCGACTTACAGTAGTCACAATGACCGCATTTTTTTGGTTTTTGCTTACCTTGAATGACGTTCCAGACTTCTTTAACGTTGTCTTTGATATAAGCAAGACCTTCGTCGAGCCAATTCTCATCAACTTTGATAAATTCCTTGTCTGGTACGTTCTCTTTTGATACAGCAACGATAAGTGGTCTAAACTCTTGTCCTGTCATCTGTTTCAGTAACTCACGATAGAGAGCGAGTTGACCATTGTACCCAAAATTCAAAATGTTATTGACTGCCATTGGCACTTTCTTGTGCAAATCAGCATTCCATTCTTCGCTGTAAATTGACCTCATGGTTTTCAAGTCGACAAAGTAACCTCTTGATAAATTGATGCTGTCAAGTTTGCCTTTTATCGGCACTCCTTCGATTTCACCGACCACAATCATTTCTTTTTTGACATCATCACTTGGATAGCCGTGATATAGACGGTTAAAATTATCGTCATCTTTCAAGGCGTTAATCATTTTCTCACCGACAACGAAATCAGCTTTCAGACCACCTTTGTTCTTACCTGTTTTAGCAATGATTTTCGCTTTGTTTTTTTCAACAAAAGCGTCGTGAACCTTTTCGGATTCAAAGTAGCTATGTACATAGTTTCCGACCAAGAGCGCTGTTTCATCTCTATCCTCTACCCATTCACCATTTTCAACAGCATAAGCTTTAGCTTGACATTGCATGTATTGTTTAAATCGTGAATTAGACAAGTAATTTTTATCTTGATAATAGTTCTCATCTGTTAGCTTAGTCATATAGGCCTCCTAGCTGCTCAAATAGCTCTGTTTGCTCTGGTTCATGTAAATCATCAGGTTCAGACATTTCAGTCGATTCTGGGGCTTCTGTGAGCTCCTGAGGAGCATCTTCGACTGGCGTTACATCTTTAGGTTGTTTTGGTTCTTCGTCAGCCGATTCTGGCAATGATTCACCAAGGAAGCTGTCAATACTTTCGCTATCGTCTTGTTCTGGTGTTACGTCTTTGACACCTCGTTCATCGTCATCATATTCGCTCGCTGTCGTTCGATTGACTGCGTCGATAAATAAATCGTTATCATCACTTGTGTTGAAGAACTGTTTAGCAGCACGATTGATGACTGTGCGTTTTGCCATTTCTTGCGGGAAATTATTTTGAACAGTTTTGTTTTTTGATTGAGTCCATGATTTATCAATTTCTTTTTTAGTCATGATTGTTAAAACCTTTTCACCGTCAACTTTTTCGATGATACAGTAAGCACCGATGATTGGATTATCCTGATTCAGCCAATTAGTATCGTGTTTGACTAGTGCTTTGTGACCCTCGACGTTCTTAATTTCAACGTCATCACCTTCATAAATCACTTGAGCGTAAATATCTTTGACTTCAGGCAACTGTTTAACGACTTTCATCGTTCCAAAATACGAACGTGTTAATTTAACCTTGTTTCCATAAGGGATAAAGTAACATTGGGTTTTAGCTGGACTTAAACCTTGTGTAACCATATCAAGCAAGGCGTTGTAAATACTTTCGTGTGTACATTTTTCTAGCAAATTTCCGCTATTTGAATTCGTCAAAGCATAATAAGCAGAGCTTAAAGCGTTGCTTACACTGTAATTTGGTGCTACTAGCAAGCCTTCGCCTTTCATTTCCTCAATTCGGTTAGCTACATTTGATGTAATTTGTTTTTGTGTTAATTCTGTCGTTGTCATTTTCTTCTCCTTTTTGCCTGTAAAATTTCACATTCCTATCAAAATCAAAATTCTGAATTCGAATAAGGTATCAATTCTGAATCAATCTTTGTTTTATCAATCGTATTGTCGTTAGCTAAATCAAAAATCAACCTCCAGCTAGCCCTGTCAAGCTTTCCGTTAACCTTGATATCTAACTTAAAACCACAATCATTCGTTACCTTGACTCTCATTTTCGTTTTCCTTTCGTTTTCTTCAAATTCCAGATTTCACGCTTCAAGCGCTTGTTTTCTTGTTTTAAGTTCACTATCTCGTCTTGATATTGATTGATAATTTCGCCGCACTCGATAGCAAGATTTAGATAGTCGCTTGTTCTGTCATAATATGACTGCTCAAAATCATCTTCTAAAATTATCATTCAAATTGTCCGTTTCTAATCGCATCTTCAATGTCTGACAAGATATAACCTTGATAAATCGCAATCGCAATTTCATTACGTATAGTTGCATTAATAGTATTTTCGTACTGCTTTTCAACTTGTGCTAAAATACGGTCAAATAAATCAATCTGGCTATGAACATATCTGTCTTGTGAACGTCTAATTTTAGTTGATAGATACTCTAAATTTTCATCTTTCATAGTTCCACCTCTTCAACTGCTGAAACAAAAATCTTTGACATCATAGCGCGAACTTTTGTCGATACTTTATCAATGAAAGTATAAACAGCCATATATTGATTTGGCGCTTTAACTTCCATTCCAATATCGACACCGTCAAATCTTCCAGATACATAATATTTTTTCATTATTCCACCTCTTTAATTTCAAATGCTGGATTGTCCCAAAATTTAAATCTCTTGAGCTCATCTTCAGTGAACCATGCTTTGATATCATCATCATTTAAGGGTAATGAGCTTATTCCAAGCTTGTTAAATTTCTTAAAAATTCCAATGTAAATTTTGCCAAAATCTTCGTTTGCAAATTTAACTGTATACAGCTTCTCTTTCTTGATTTCATAGCCGTAAATTAATGCTTTAACGAGGCGCTCTTTCAAGTTTTTAAATTCGTTAAGTGTCAACTTTAATGTATCAAGCTCTATTTCTTCGTCTTCACTACGGAAAGAGAAACCAAATCCGAAGCCAGCTCTTGCAACGTAATACAGAGTGTCACAGATTTTAGAATATCCTGAACATTTTTTAAGTCTCTCAAGCCATTCTGCTTCCTCTTCGTTTAATATTGCTTTTTCTGGCTCGTTAACAGAAATAATGTCTTTTTCTTTTACGTCGATAAATTCATCTGCTGTCATCACTACGTAAGGATAAGGAACTTCACTACAAGAAATTACGCCTACAATTTGCCCTTTTAAATAAATGTCATCACCTTTTTTATATTTCATTTTTTCTACCTCAAAATACAATCATTTTCATTTGAGACATCTTGCTGTCTCGTGCTAGCTTGTTGATTAATTCTTCTTCGCTAAGCTCTAGCAGCATAGCTCTTACTTTGTTTGAATACTTGTAATAACTTTGCTCGAATTGCTGGATAAGCTGTTCTTTCATGCTTTCTCCTTTAAATCGTTCGCGTCAAGGATTACAATTGTTTCGGTGTTCCAAGCTTCGTCAAATTTTCCTTCTGCAATTCGCCTCATCACAAGTGCAACATCTGACGCACCTCGTGCATACTCTGAACCCATTCCGTTAGCCTCATATGTTCCCATAACAATGTCATCGGCTAATTGAATTAGAACTCTTTTCATTTCTTCTAGTTCCATAAATTCATCCTTTCATCTGTACTGTTTTTAAACTGATAAACATGTTCTTGACCTACGCCTTTAAAAATTCTTGAGAAGATACGTTTACCATACCGTCTTTGAATTTCTGGTGGTGTCAAATTAGTTGTGATAATCGTATTCGTTCGCTTGTTTAAAATGCTGTAAATTAAGTTTGAAGACCACTCTGTCGTTTTCTCTGTGCCTAAGTCATCAAGAACCAAGTATTCAATCTTATCGTTCTTGTCTTGTCCAGAAAGCAAATTGGTGTAATACGCTTCTAAACCAAATTTGTTTTCTTTTGCTTTTGATACTAAATCAACAACATTGATAACAGTAGCCAGTTTCTTGTTGTAGTCACTAATCGCTTTGATAGCACTATAAGCCAAATGGCTTTTGCCGACACCTACATCACCAATTAAAACAAGGTTATTTTGAGCACCTTTGATATAAGCTCTTGCTTCCTTTTTGACAAAGTCAAGGTCAGCTTGTTTTTCTGGTGTATCAGCTTTAAAATTATCGAACGTTGCGAATTTTAGCTCGTTATCCATCATGCTAAACTCTTCGAGGTAGTAGATACGTTTCTTCTCTTCGTTGCGTTCATAGCTTGCTTGTGCTTTCTGTTCTTCGAAGTTAAGCCGTTCTTCCTTGTTGCATTGCGGACAAATCACTGCACCTGTTTTTGCAATTTTAACCATTTGACATTGATGTTTAACACACCATTCGCTAGACTGTTCCATCTTTGCTTCTGGAAACGGCATTAAAGTACTTCGTGTGTTTGTAAATTCATTCATACATCAATACCCAGACCCTTGAATACCAAAGCCGACAAAGTCATCACTTTTTGAATTAAAACTCTTACTTTTAAAGCTTTCAGCTTGTTTAAATGCTTCATCATCTTCTTTAACTTGTTCAAGTGTCTTAATTCCTTTTTTAGACCAGCGCTCTAAAATACCGTTTAAATAATTAAAGTTCCTGATATTATTGTTAGCGCATCTTTCAATTGCATTTAAAACCACTTCGATATCCATGTTATCTAAAGCAACATATTCCATGATTTTTTGCATTTGGATATCATCAAGCCAATCTAACCTTCTTAATGAATTTCCAAGACCTCTATTTATATAATTATTATTTGATATATTAGTATTGATAATATTAGTATTGATTCCGTGTACTTTGTTCACTTCTTGACGTGTACTTTCTACACTTCCAGCGTGTACTTTGTTCACTTCTTGACGTGTACTTTCTACACTTCCAGCGTGTACTTTGTTCACTTCTTGACGTGTACTTTCTACACTTCCATTGATATATAAGCGATTTGGCTTGTTTACACCTTGCCTTACTTCTTCTAGCAATCCAATTTCAACTAGCTCTTTCTTAGCTTTTACAACCGCTTTGTTTGAACAATTAAGTTCTTGCATGAATTGCTCAATTGTAAAATACATGTAAATTTTGCCGTCATCGTCATACCATTTATTTTTAATCGATAACGTTCTTCTATCGAAAAGCAACATGTACATTAACTTTGCTTTATCACCCAAATTTTTGTAAGGTTCATCTTTTAAAAGCCATTGTGGGAATTGATAGAAGGCATTGTTCTTTACTTCATCAATATGCATTAACCTTCTTCCTCTCTTTCGCCGAAATACCCACGCCAACCGTTTTTATCAAAAACAATTAACATAATTTCGTCTGTGTCGAAATCGTAATTATTTTCCATTTGCTGACTCCTCGAATTCTAATATCATTTTCTGCATTTGCACTATCAGATCTGCTGTTTGAAAACCTGCCCAGAAAGCTTCTTTGTCCGTTTTTTCAAGCAACGAAACATACGCTGTGTGCATTTTGTAAATAAGGTTATTTAAAGTGTCAATCCTAATTTGCTTTTCAAAATCGTTGTCATCATAAGCTAGCAGATGAGCAATGCTAACACCGAAAAAATCAGCAAGCTTTTCTGCCTTGTCTGGTTTAATTTGGCGCTCTCCTTGCTCCCAATAGATATAAGTTCTTTTTGAAACATTTATTTTATCTGCTAACTCTTTCTGAGTTAGCTTTTTTTCTTGTCGTAATTCTTTTAGTCTGTTCATTATCTTTCCCCGAAAACCGAATTTTCTGGTAAACCTACAAATTCGTTGTAAGGTTTCATATTTTCTTCATAAGAGTGCCGTTGTTTGACTGGTACTTCTTCCTTACGTGTTCGTTTACCGAACAATGTCAATGTGATAATTTCTGTAATCGCTAAAACTGCAACTGCGATAATTAAATATGTCATGTTAAATCCTCTTTCTAAGCCTTGTCCAGAAGCTTTTAAATTTGATTTTCAAGCCATTTCTTAATGGCTCGTTTTGACCAGCGTTTGGCTGGCAGTTCTTTTGGAAAATCGTCTGAATAACGGTATTTTTGAAACGTGCTGTAATCAATACCTAGAAACTTGCATGTTTCTGTGGCGTTCATCAACTCGTTAAACCCGTCGTCTCTTTCGATTTCCAAAAGCTTGTTTAATGTTTCCTTGATTATGCTCTTGAGCCAATCAGAAAATTGTTGCATTACACTATCCATAGCGTTTCCTTTCTGGTATAATGTAAGTAAGTTATTTTGGTAAGTCGCTGATTATTCAGTGACTTTTTTTTGTTTTCCAGCAAGGCTGGTATAGCCCTAGCAGACTATCTAATGGAGTTCGTTTCATCATGTCAATTATCTATATTTCGGAGGCGTCTGCTAGAACCGTAGCAACCTAGCTGGAAATGTGTCTAGGACGCTTTGGCATTTTTATTTTCAGCCTCTGCAAGTTTGAGCTTGCGTTTAACCTCTTGAAGTTCTCGAACTGTTGGATTATCGCCGTTTTCGATACGGTCAAGCTGAGTTTGTTTTTCGTCATCTGGAAGAGTGGCGATGAGGTAGAGAGCCGACATCCCTAAATCGTTCAACGTTGAACGATTTGAAAGTAATTCATCAGCAATTGTCATCATCTTACGTGCTGAGCTAGGCTCTATATTGATTGATAGTAACCACGCTTCGAATTGCCCATGCGCCAAATCGTGTTCTTTAACATGTTTAATTCTTGCACCTATTTCAAAAATTGATTGTCCAGCTAACCGCTTAAAACCAATAATTTCAGACGATAATGTATTTAAGTCATTTGATAATGCTATTTCGTTCATAGTGTCCTTTCTAAACCGTAAAGTGCCAATCTGTTATTTCTGATAGATTCTACAGAACCGTTGCCATCTATCATCACGTCTATTGTTTTAAAAGTAGATTCTTTTTTCTTTCGTCCGCTATACGGATAACGTTTTGGTTTCATGTTTGCTCCTTTCTAATCTTCCTCAAATTCTTCCCACGGCTCACGAATGCTAAGAATTTTAGAAACACGTAGTTTTAAATCTACACTACCTTTACCGCTTTTGAGTAAGTCAGTAATAGTTCCTGAACTTCGCAAACCAACTGCTTGTGCTAAATCTCTCTTAGACCAGTTTTTCTCTTTTAATCGCTGTTCGACTAGAGCAACCCATTTTTTATGTTGTTGGCTCATTTATTTCTCCTTTCGCTTACTTAATAAAGCGAATTTTTTTGTGAAATTTTTTAAACTTTTTATTGACTTTTTTAAATCAATAGATTAAAATCAAAGTATAAGAAAATCACTAACAAAATACTTGATAAATACTGATAATCAAAGTCGCCAAACTTATTTTTTTAGTTTTATCTTCGTTTTTTGTTTCGTTTATTCATTCGCTTTACATTCTATATTGTAATCTATTGATTAAATAAAGTCAATAGTTTTTAATCAAAAAATTACAATATTTTTTTGTAATGCTTAGAAAGGTTGTTATATCAATGTTTCCAACATTCGAAAAAATTAAAGAACTCGCTGATAAAAAAGGGATTTCAATCAATAGATTAGAAGAACAACTTGGTTTTAGTAGAAATACAATCTACAACATGAAAACCAAGAAGCCTAACGCAGAAAGAGTTGCAGCAATTGCTGACTACTTCAACGTATCTACTGATTATTTGTTAGGACGTACAGATAATCCACGCATCGCAAAAGACAATGATAATTCGGTTACAATCGATTTAAAAAAAGATGCAGAAGAAACTTTCTTCTTTGATGGACATGAGCTAAACGACGAGGATATAGACCTCATTACATCTATACTTGAAACACGAATAAAAAATAGAGAATAAAGAGGAATGTTATATGACGACACCAGAAGCGGTCTGTCAAGAACAAGGAATTGATTTAATATATTTTGATGGCAGAGGTACAGATATCTCTGGGATGTTCAATAAGAAGCATAATGTAATTGCGATTAATACTTATCTTGATGGTATATACAAACACAAAGTCATATATCATGAATTAGGTCATAAAGAGCATACAGCAAGTTATTATAAATTCAATAAAGAAAAAGCCGAATTGCAAGCTGATAGGTGCATGATACATCATCTACTAAAAGAGGAATTGTCTTATTGGGACAATATCGAAGACTTTAATTATGCTCAATTCATGGAAAAGTACGAATTGACATCACTTGCTGACGAAATCATGGTAAAAGAAGAATTTTTTAATTTGATAGATTAATTTTCAAAAAAACTACGTGCAAAAGACTGAACCACGTTAAAAGCTGGATAGGAGAATAATTGATGAAAAAGTTTCTTAAACAACCACTTTTTTGGTCTACGATTGTTTTAGGAGTTACAACTATTGTATTTGCGTTTGCCACTTATGCGTTAACAGAACGGGTTGGCGACATGGATAATGCATTATCAAAGTATAATATGTATTACGATAGCAAAGATAAAGACATTTATATTGATAGTTCATCTTCTAGTGATAGCGAAAATTCTAGCAGCTCATCATCAACTGAAGAATCTTCAACTACTACTTCATCATCAGAGACTGTTCAATTTTATAAAACAGGAACTGGTATTGATTTCACAAATGGCTTAATGGTAAAAGTAAATAGTATTACAGAAGATACTTCAAGAACACTAAACGACGGTTCAGGAAACATTCCTGTCGTTGTTAATTTTACAATCGAAAACAGAGGTAGCAGTTCTTGGAGAATGAATCCTCAATATTTCAGTATGGTTGATGGTTCAAAAAATATTGCTAATTTTGATAGTTCGAGCTACGAGACAGACTTTCCAAACAGTCTAACAGCTGGACAATCAATTACAGCTGACATCATTTTTAGCGCTAAAAATAGTGGACCATACCAAGTCACTTTTGCTGATACAACGTGGTCTAACGAATACGACTAAACGAAAAATCCCTCACACTCTCCATCGCCAAACTTTGAGTGCAGGGATTATCGATACAACAAGACAACAGTAAAAAGTGGTTATAACACATGGAATGTTACAGTCGCCCTCTGTATATCCTATTTTATCAAAAAAGGAGACATTCTATATAAAAAGTCAAGAGAAAATTCTAAACAATAAAAAACACCCTCACTGCGATAAACTTGAATGCAAGTTACTCAATCGTCTGGAGAATGCACTTGTTATTTTACTATTTTTCGTCTAAAAGCTCAATTTTAGACACGCAAAAAATCTTGCCCTTGAGCAAGTTTTAAAAAGTATTTGTGGCTTCTGTATTTTTATCTTAGTTTAGCTTCGTCAAAGGTTTGATTGGTTTTGAGCAGATGGTAAATAATACGAGTCAATTTTTTGGCGACATGTGTTACGGCTACGTTGTAGTGCTTTCCTTGACTGATTTTTAGTCTTAAATAGGCTTTAAAATGCGGAGAATAAATCGAGATGAGCTTAGCAGCTTGTATTAGGGCATACCTCAGATAAGAAGAACCTCGTTTAACCATGTGACCTGCATTATCCATCTGTCCTGATTGGTAAATGGCAGGGTCTAACCCTGCGAAGGCTTGGAGCTGATTTGGATTTTTGAAGTTATGAATAGTCTTAATTTCAGCTAGAATAATAGCACCAAGACGACTTCCAATTCCTGTAATAGATGTGATAGGAGAGTTCAAGTTATTCATCAGGAGATTAATTTCCTCTTGAGTTTGATTAATCTGTTTATCATAGTGTTTGATACTTTCAATTAATTGCACTAATTCCAAGGATAAGGCAGGTGAAGCATTACCAATCGTCTGTTTGGCTGTTTCTTGTATCTGATGCGCTTTATCAGCGGTTAGCCGTTTGATTTTAAGTAACGATGAGAATATAGCACGAGCTATCTTTTGGGCAGAAGGGTACTTAGTCAATAACTCATAGACAAAATGACCATGAAGATTACTAACAACTCTATGGAGTTCAGGGAAGATAATGTCAAGCAATCTGATATATAAGTTCTTGCATCTAGACCGTGACTGGATTAAGCGATTTTGATAACGTGTCAGCTCTTTTAACTCGTCCATTACTTTATCTACTTTATCTGTTTGATAGTATTCAGGAGTGACATCAGACCGTAGCTTACGAGCAATTAAAAGAGCGTCCTTACTGTCTGTTTTCGTTTTTCGTAGAGATTGAGAGTTGGCAAATTGTTTGATAATAAAAGGGTTGTAAGCAAACACGTTGTAACCTAATTCTCTTAAAAAAGCGACAATATTGTAGTTATAGTGTCCTGTACTTTCAAGTGCTATTTGGACATCTTGCGTTATAGAAGATAATTGCTCAAGTTTTAATCTAAGGTCTTTAAAACCTTGATACGAATTGGTGAATCTGAAGTTAGTGATTACTATTTCTCCAGTTTCATCAATACAAGCTAAATCATGTTTGTTTTTGGCGATGTCAATACCAACATAGAGCATAAGTTTCTGATTCCTTTCAAAGTAATTAGCGACTGTTGTTCGTTCCACGCACTCTTTGCCTTGTATTCTTACACGAGATAAAACGTCCAAGCGTTATCATTCTCATTACCAATGAAACAAAGAGCTGTGGTTAGAGTCTCCTTTAAATCGTCTAAGCGATTGAATGATGTTACTAATCCACAGCGCTGAACTAAGTATAAAACAAATCTAAAAAATAATTAAAGAAAGGGTTTATACTAGCGGGAGCTACCCGCTAATATAAATATAAGATGATGTCAAGAATTTCTCTAAGTTAAAAAGCCTTGTCCAGAAGCTAATTTTTAACAAGGAGAAAAAATGAAATACAACAAAACAAAATATCCAAATATATACACTTATGAAACTAAAAAAGGCAAACGCTACTACGTTCGCCGAAAATTTAAGTTGCATGGTAAACAAACAGAAGTGAGTGCTAGTGGCTTGAAAACAGTTGCTGAAGCTAGACAAGCACTTGCTGAAATCGAAAACAAAATCGCAAATGGTGACTACGACCCACGTAAAAATATGACCGTGGACGATTACTGGCAGATATACAGCGAGAATCGTATCAAAACAGGGCGTTGGGCGCCAGATACGATAGCAAACAAAGATACACAATACAGACATTGTTTTCAAAAACGTTTTGGTAATATCAGACTCAAAGAGATTGAAAGACTTGACTATGAAGAACACATTACACAATTACTAAAGAGATATGCTAGAGTAAGCGTTGTTCAAGCTAATGGCATTTTTGAAGCGATGATCAACGATGCTGTAGTTAATGGTTATCTTGACAAGAACCCTATTTTAAAAATCTACATTGGCGAAAATGAAATCAAACCAAAGAACAAACAAATTTCTTTGGAAGAGTTTAGAAAATGGGATAACTGTGCCAAAAAAGTATTGTCTCAATATAATTATGTTATGGTTCGTCTTACCTATTTTGGAATGCGACGAAGCGAGGTGCTCGGTATTAAATTTAGCTCTTTAGAATTAGTGGGCAATCGTTTTAAAATATTTTTAGACGAAAGCCGAACATATCGCCGTCCAAATGGAAAAGGCATGAAAACTAAAACGTCAAGGCGCTATGTAGTCGTCGATGAAGAGACTAGTACACTATTGAAAACAGCAATAAGCACTTCTAACGAAATTGCTAAGAAAGCTGGTCGGATTCTTTCAAAAGGTGACTTTCTTTTTTTAGATGCTGGCGAGAGAGTTCGAAAGGACGCTGGAAAACCAGTCGCTTGCAGTCGAATATTTACAAACTTTAAAAAAGTAAACAGAAATTGCGATATTCACGCCACTCCTCATATGATGAGACATTTCTTTGCTACGCAAGGGCAAATTGCAGGCGTTCCTATTGAACACATGGCAGTGGCATTGGGGCATTCAACAGCTTATATGACACAGAAATACACGCATATCCAAGACGAAGTAGCTAACGAGGTTACCGACTCTTTCTTACGTGCAATCAAGTAA